TTACGTCATATCATGAAGGAGGAATCCAAGTTGGATTTTCTGCAAATCAAAGTGATAGTGAACTTGCTACAACAAAATATGGAAAAATGCTTCTTGACTTAATGAAATCAAAACCAAAAATGGATGTGAACAGAAACTGTATGCCATCATTCCCAGTTATATTTTAAAAAATAGGAGGTCTAAAAATGTTATTTTTTCCAAACGCAACAATTTATATTTCAGACCTCAAAACAACTAAGAACTCCGAAGGAACAAAAATCAAAACATATGATTTTGATAAACCTTTAGAAAGTTTCAGATGTGATGTTCAACCAAACACTTTAACATCTGCTCAAATTGAACTTTATGGTCTTAATGCAAAGACAGCAAATACAAAAAAATGTTTCACTGATATGAAAAGTGGAAACTATATGACAATTGGTAACAGAGCCAAAGTTGTATATGACGATGAAACTGTTGAATATTATAATATTCAGCCTGTAACCTTTTGGAGATTTCATAAGGAATTTCTTTTGGTACCTGTGGAGAATGAAGACTTTACACCACCAAGCAATTCTGGAGGAAACGGAAATGGCTAAAGAAATGACATTTAATGATTTTTCAAACTTTCTCCAAGAAACAGTTCCAAATGTTACCAATGAACTTGAAAAGACAATAAAACTTTGTTGTGATAAAGTTAGAAGTGATATTCAAGATTCAATGTCGCACACTCCTAGAAATACAACAAAGAGTTATTATAAAAATAATAAGACAATACCACATCATCCTTCTTTACCTGGAAATCCACCTGCAGTTGATACAGGTAATTTAAGAGAATCTATACGTTATGAAGTAAATAATGAAGGAACAGAAGTATATGGAATTGTTGGTTCAAGTCAGTTAGATGAGAATTATGCAGTTTATACAGAATATGGAACTACAAAAGGTGGTTGGGGTGGTAAAGGAATGGCACCACGTCCTTGGTTGAGACCAGCTATGTTGAAAAATGATTCTTGGATAAGAAGCTCTATTTCTAAAGCTGTTGCAAATGGAATAAAAGGAGCTAGAAAATGATAAATGTAAAAAAGATTTATAATACGCTTCTTAATGATTCTCGAATAACTGCTTTAGTTGATGATGATTATATTTTAAATGCTTGGCCAGATGAATTTGAGGTTTTTCCTTGTATCATTTTTATGGATATGAATCAAAGTGATGATGAATATAATGATAATAAAGCTGCTGCAAGTAGTTGTTCAGTTCAAATACATATATTCTCAAAGAAGCTTGATGGATATACTTCTACAGCAGATATTGCAATAGCTGTGGCAGAAGTAATGAATGAAGATTTGTGGCATTGTTCACAAAATGGTGAGGTTGCAGACCCAGACCCGGATGCTGAGCATAGGGTTATGAGTTTCAATAAGTCAATTTTTAATTGATATAAATATTCTTTAATGGAGGAATAAAAAATGAATCAAAGACCTAGAATTGGTTTAAGTGGATTGGTTCTTGCTGAAGTGCTTTCAGATGATGCAAATGGCATTGTATATGATACACCGTTTGCCATTCCAGGTGCTGTAGTTGCAACAATCAATCCAAACTCTAGCGTAGAAACAGACTACGCAGATGACGGTGCATTCTTTGCTCAGAATAACCGTGGTAATACAGAATTGTCTCTTGAGATGATTGATATTACACCGGAAAGTGAAGCAAAGATGTTGGGACAGAGAAGAGTGAATGGCGTTACAATTGAAACTGACCTCGACCAGAGTCCTTATTTTGCATTTGGTGCAAAAGTTCTTATGGCTGGTTCAGATGAAAGTGGTGATGCTGTTTACACTTATCTTTGGTATGCAAAAGGTAAGTTCTCAGTTCCAGAAAGTGGTGGTGAAACAAAGCGTGATTCACTTACATTTGGACATAAGAATCTTACGGCTCAGTTCGTTAAAACTCAGTTCGTTCCAGATGGACAGAAGTCAGGAACAATTGGTGCAAGAATCAGAACTGATGACCCTGATGTACCTGCTTCACTTATTGAAAACTGGTTTAATGCTCCTGTTGTTTCTGTTGCTCAGAATACAGGTGCATTCACTGTAACTGCTGCAGGTGGTTCAAATAACACCGTAGTTCTTACAGGAAGCAAAGAAGGCGGTGCAAATGTTTCATTCGGTCAGGCTTCTGCTAAACTTGGTGAAACAATTATTGTTACAGATGCAAGTGGCGAATTTGTTGAAGGTACAATTGCATTCGGTGGAACTGCAACTGCTCCAACAATTACATTCACACCTGCTGAAGATGCAAATGCACCAGCAGCTGTAACTGTAACAGCTGGATTGAAGGATAACTATGGTATTGGTGCAACACCAATGACAGACGCTGACCTTTAATAATTTATAACTCCTAGCTGGAAATAAATTCGGCTAGGAGTAATTCTATTTTGATAGGGATGGACGAATAAAATGGAAAATGTAGAAACAAAAGAACTTAACAAAGTACAGTCAGAAAAAGTAACTTTGTTTATTCACGGAAAAGAGCGCGAAATCAAATTTGGTTTTTCAGCTTGGGCTGAATTGGAAAAAGAATACAAAGGGATTAAGAATCTTGAAAAAATGCAAAAGCAGATTGAAGAAACACCTTTTGAAACAATCCCTCATTTGCTTTTCATTGGCTTGAAGGATAAATCTGCTTTCACTGATTCTGAAGGTAATAAATACCCTGAAGTAACTGAGGAAAACATTCTTGAAGATTATGGAATGGGCGATATTCAGAAAGTGACTGAAATTTTCTCAAAGGCGCTCTATGGTTCTTTACCACAAGATGAAGCAGAAAAAAAAGAAGCGGTGACGGAAGCATAAATGAATTTCCTTGGTCTTACCTTTTAACTGAAATATTGTTGTTAGGTAAGACTGAAGAATATTTCTGGGAATCCACACCGCGTAAAATAATGGCTTTAATTGACCAGAAAAAAGAGATTGAGAAAATCAATCAAAAGAATTTAGCAATTTATATTGCTAGTTATGTTTGGGGTAAAGACCCTGACGAAATTGAAAATGAAAGAAATGGACCTATTCCAGGAATAGATATTCCTGCTGATGAAAGTCTTGTAAATAGATTGATGTAAAAGAGAGGATTTGAAAAAATGGCTGAAGGTGATTACAAAGTTAAAGCGATAGTCAGTGCAGATACATCACAATTTAACGATGGGATGAAAAAAGCTCAGTCCTCAATTCAGAAAACTTCAAAGAGTGTTGAAGGAATATCTAAACTGTTAAAAAGTGCTTTTTCAGTTGTTGGTCTTGGTGCTGGTTTGAAATCTATTGTTGATTTTGGAAAGGCGTCAGTACAAGCAGCAGAGAGTGCAAATAAATCATTAAATATTCTTAACAATACATTAAAAGTAACAGGAGCAACAGCTTGGACAACATCTGAAGAAATGGTTCAGATGTCTGAAAAGATTGCTGGAAGTACAAATTACACGGTTAGCGAAGTTCAGGATATGCAGTCTGTACTTCTTGGATTCAAAAACATTACAGAAGACACTTTTGAAAGTGCGAGTGTAGCGATAACTGATATGGCTACAGTAATGGGAATGGATTTGAAGAGTGCAGTTCAGACTGTTGGTAAAGCTCTTGACGACCCAATTAAAGGACTTGATTCATTAAAAAGACAAGGTTTTGCATTTACAGAGCAGCAAAAAGATGAAATGAAAATCTTGGTTGAAAACGGAAAAATTCTTGAAGCACAAAATATGATTCTTGAAGAATTAAATACAACCTACGGTGGTGCCGCTATTGCTGCTCAAAGTTCTTTTGATAAACAAAAAGACGCTTTAATTAATTTGAAAGAAACTGTTGGAAATCAGTTACTTCCTATTATGGATAATTTTGCTGAAAAGAGTGCAGAAACATTTGGTAAATTATCTGAATTTGTTAAACAGATAGATTTTGCAAGTTTAGCAGCAGGATTTGAAATTGCAGCTGAAACAATAAAAGATATAATCACTACAATATGGGAAAACTTCAAAGAATTATTTTCAGCTTTGGAAGAAGTTTTTGGTGATGGTGAAAGTTTATTTGACAAATGGAAAGATGCAGCTTGGGATAGTTTTAATAATGTTTATAGGATATTTCAAGATGTTGTTAAATTAATAACTGCATTAATAAAAGGTGATTGGAGTGTAGCTTGGTCTTATGCAAAATTAACTGTTTTACGAATGGTTGATTCTGTTTTGGACAACCTTTCAAAAATATTAAATGCTTTTCCAAAAACCATAAATGCTATAATTCAAGGAATAAATACCTTAATTGGAGAATTGAATAAAATCAGAAGTTGGTTGGGACAGAAAGAATGGGACTTGGTTAAACCTTTTGAATCTGTAGACCTTTCATCTTTGACTGGTGTTGAAAATAAAATAAAAGAAGTTGAAAGTGAAATTGAAAAAGCAACAGGACACGCTGCTGATAAAGCCATAAAGGATATGGATAAAGTATCAAGCAGAAGAGAAAAATATGTAAAGAAAAGTAAAAAGGAAAATTTAGACTTAAAAACAAGTACATTGTCAGCAGTTGAATCTTCAACTAGTGCTTGGGATGATTTCTTTAAGAGTATTCAAATTGGTTGGGAAAAAACAAAAGAAGAATTGAAGAAAAAAGCCAATGATTGGAGTGATGTAATTTCATCAACAATATCTACTTCAACAGAAGCTTTTGCTGAAATGTTTTCAATGATTGGTGAAAACCTTACAGGAGCAGGACACGGTTTTAGAAGTTTTGCTGCGGTTGCATTAGATGCTTTATCTGATATATTAAAATCACTTGCAGCTCAACTTTCAGCCATAGCACTTGTCAAAGCATTAACTCAAGATTATGTTCAAGCAGCTGCTGCGGCTGCTGGTGCTGCTGCGGCATTAACTGCTGCTGGATTTGCAAGTGGAATTTCTACAGAAATATCAAAAACAAAAGATGAAGTTAAGGCTATTGGTGAAGCTGCTGATAAATCTTCAGATTCTCTAAAAACATTTATGAGACGTCTTGAAGATATTAAAAATGGCGTAACATCAACTTCTGTGAGATTAGTGGCAAATGTAAAAGCTTATAAAGAATTAACAAATTCTATCAAAGAAACAATTAGAGAAAAATATGCCGATATTGATGCTGAACGTGCTAGAATTAAAGCAAGGGAAGATGTAGTAAAAGCTAGAATTGCAGAATTAAAGAAAGACAAAGAAAAAACAACAGACCCAACACTTGATAGACTTATATCAAATTACAATAAAGAACTTTCCGATTTGAAGAAACAAGCATCTGATTTGGAAAAAGAATACAATTCATTAGTTTCCACCTTGACTGAATCAAGAAGTCAAGCTCAAAAAATAATTCGTGATGTTATACTTTCATATGAAGAACAAATTAAATCAAACAAACAAATTGTAGAATCATATAACGATATTTATAATGCAGGTAAACAGTATTATGAACTTCTTGACCAATACAACAAACTTTCAGCTAGAGAAAAAGCACAAGATTTACTTGATTATGCTACAGGTTCAATTGAGTCTTTAACATACAGATTAATAGAATTAAGAAGTTATATGCAAATTGTTTTTGATGAACAAAAGATATTAATTCAGGAATCTTTAATTGATGTTTATGATACAGTTATTGCTTCAGGGAAAACCATTGGTGAAGATTTGGTTGATGGTATAATTAACGGAGCAACAAAAAAAGATTTCTTAACTTCAATGAAAGATTATATTAGAGAAAATCTTATTAAATTGGCAGTATACACAGAATCGTTCCAAGATAAACTTGCTCAAGTTGGTGTAAATCTTACAGAGGCTTTGCTTACAGGTGGTGATTTAAGTTCTATAAGAAACCAACTTGATGATTTATGGGAAGAAGCAAGTGCAAACGCTAAAAGAGTTGAAGATGTTATTTCACAAGTATTTGGCGACCTTGAAGAAATTGAAGAACAGTTTGAAGAGACATTAGAACAAGCTGAAGAAAAATTAAGTTCTTTTGAAAAAGCAATGAGAAACTTCAAAGAAGCTGTTTCTGATTTAGGTGGTGATTTAGCTAGCAGTTTAGTTGAAGGTATTTCCAGCGGATTAAACCAAAGTGATTTCTTGGATAATATGAAGCAATGGATTCGTAAGATGCTTGTTCAGTCTGTTGTTTATACTCAAAGTATGAAATCAGAAATTGAAGCTATTGGTGCAGCAATTACAAAAGGACTTTCTGAAGGATTTACAGAAACAACATTCCACGAAATCAGACGAGATTTGTCTTGGGTATTTGACCAAGCAAATAAAACTATTTCCGGAATTGATGATATTCTTAATTCTGTGTTTGGTGGTTATGCAACAGGAACAAATAATGCAACAAGTGGTCTTCATTTAGTAGGTGAAGCAGGACCTGAATTGATAAAATTCAGAGGCGGTGAACAAGTTCTTAATGCAAGTAATACAAACAAAGCTCTTTCTGGAATGGGCAGCAAAACTATTAATCAAAGCATTACATTTAATAATTTGAAAGATACTACAGCTTACGCTATGATGAGTCAATTAAAACAATATGACAGACAAATGGCTATAAATGGTGTTATATAAGGAGAACGGAAAATGCAAAAACTTGTTTGGCGAAATTCATTAGGTGATGAAATAGATTTAACTTCAGGGTATTATGGTATAATTGAATGGGAAGGTTTTTCTCATACAAACTTAAATATTCAAAGTCAGCAAGTTCCTTTTCAAGATGGTTCTGTATTTCTGGATGGTTTAATTGAACCTAGAGAATTAAGTGTCATCTTAAAAATACAGGATAACAAGGATTTGGAATTACGTTATCAATTAAGACGTGAATTAATTCATATTTTAAATCCAAAGCTTGGTGAAGGTTATTTAATTTATACAAATAATTTTATCAGTAAGAGAATAAAATGTATTCCTCAAATTCCTTTATTTCCAACTCATAACAGTAATGATGTCGGAACTCCAAGAGCTAGTTTGACTTGGGTTGCTTGTGAACCTTATTGGGAAGATTTGGAAGAAACAAACATTTTCTTGAAAGCAGGTTCAAGAAAAGAAATTATGAATAATGGTGATATTATTACCGGTGTAAAAGTTGACCTTTTTACCAATAATGTTACAAATCCACAAATAAGAAATTTTACTAAAAATAAATTGATTAAATTAAATGGGAATTTTCAAAAAGGAATTCAAATTAACACCAATGTGGGGCAGAAGCTGGTAACAGAAGAAGATTTAATTTTTAATTTATCCAATATTGGTACTAATTTATGTTCAGTAACTTATTCAGAAAGTTTAGGTTTATTTGTAGTTGTTGGTAATTCTGGAATAATTTTAACAAGTTCCAATGGTATAGATTGGACTAGTAGAACAAGTGGAGTTTCAACTACTTTATGGTCAGTAACTTATTCAGAAAGTTTAGGTTTATTTGTAGTTGTTGGTAATTCTGGAATAATTTTAACAAGTTCCAATGGAATAAATTGGATTTCTCAATCAATTGGTGGTTCAACTACTTTATACTCAGTAACTTATTCAGAAAGTTTAGGTTTATTTGTAGTTGTTGGTAATTCTGGAAGAATTTTAACAAGTTCCAATGGTATAGATTGGACTAGTAGAACAAGTGGAGTTTCAACTACTTTATGGTCAGTAACTTATTCAGAAAGTTTAGGTTTATTTGTAGTTGTGGGAGATTCTGGAAGAATTCTAACAAGTTCCAATGGTATAGATTGGATTTCTCAATCAAGTGGTGTTTCAACTAATTTACGTTCAGTAACTTATTCAGAAAGTTTATTTGTAGCTGTTGGCATTGTTGGAACAGTTTTAACAAGTTTTGATGGTATAAATTGGACTAGTAGAACAAGTGAAATTTCAACTGATTTATATTCCATAATTTATTCAGAAAGTTTAGGAATGTTTGTAGTTGTTGGTAATTCAGGAATAATCTTAACAAGTTTTGATGGTATAAATTGGACTAGTAGAACAAGTGGGGTTTCAACTGATTTTTTGTCAATAACTTATTCAGAAAGTTTAGGTTTATTTGTAGTTGTTGGTAATTCAGGAATTTTAACAAGTTTTGATGGTATAAATTGGACTAGTAGAACAAGTGGAGTTTCAATTGCTTTATGGTCAGTAACTTATTCAGAAAGTTTAAATTTATTTGTAGCTGTGGGAGATTCTGGAAGAATTTTAACAAGTTTTGATGGTATAGATTGGACTAGTAGAACAAGTGGAGTTTCAACTACTTTATGGTCAGTAACTTATTCAGAAAGTTTAAATTTATTTGTAGTTGTTGGTAATTCTGGAATAATTTTAACAAGTTCCAATGGTATAGATTGGACTAGTAGAACAAGTGGAGTTTCAATTGCTTTATGGTCAGTAACTTATTCAGAAAGTTTAGGTTTATTTGTAGCTGTGGGAGATTCTGGAAGAATTCTAACAAGTTTTGATGGAATAAATTGGATTTCTCAATCAAGTGGTATTTCAACTACTTTATACTCAGTAACTTATTCAGAAAGTTTAGGTTTATTTGTAGTTGTGGGAGATTCAGGAACAATTCTAACAAGTTCTGATGGTATAAATTGGACTAGTAGAACAAGTAGTGTTTCAACTATTTTATACTCAGTAACTTATTCAGAAAGTTTAAATTTATTTGTAGTTGTTGGTGCTGTTGGAACAGTTATAAAATCAGATTTTGCTCTTGCAGAAAATTTAATTTCAAAACTCACTCAAGATAGCGATATGACATTAAATCTTGAAGTTGGGAAAAATGAAATATTGCTTTCAAAATCTTCAGGAAACTTAAATGGTAGAATTATTTTCAGACAGAAATATATAGGGGTATAGAATGAGTTATAAAGACAAACCGCAGATTAAACTTTACAAATATGAAAATTCCGCTTTTGTGTTGCAGGCAATCATTGACGATTTTCAAGAAGTGTCTTTTGAACATAATATCTATGAAGCAGGAACTTTTACAATCACGATAAATTACAACATTCCTAATGCCTTATTATTTCAAAGAGGTTTGTTCTGTCAGTTCGGGAACAACCCTCATGACTTCGGAGAAATTATCACAATACAAGACACAATCGGACAAGACGGAAAAGGAAGTCAAATCCGAACGATAACAGGCTATGATGCCAGATATATTTTGAAAAGACGTGTTATTAAAAATATGAACTCAAATGGATTGTGGGTTATGACGGATAAAGGTGAAATTGTCCTGCGTAACCTTATCAAAGACCAATGCGGAACAAACGCAGAAACAAAAAGGCAGCTGCCAATTTCAAACACAATTCCTGCAAGTTCAGATGCTATTGGAAAAGAATATGCCGTCAGTGAACAGTTTACAAATCTTTATGAAGTTT